TAACTACCTCATTTGGCGTCTTCAACTTAACCTGCATGCTGCTACGCAGGGCATATTTATTACGCGCTTGCAAGCGCGGGCCTATAACCTAGGCCTGGTATTTTGAAGGCATTGGCCAAGCATAATTCTCACAAAAGCGTATCATTTGCTCTTTGTAAGTTTTAAGCTCACCAACATAGCCAACCAAACCACACTCTCTTGCAACTTCTTCTAGTTCACTTTTGCGCTTGTTATAAATTTTCTCTCCAAAATGGAAGTACTTATCAAGTACATCAGTAATAGCACTAGCAGAATGCATTTCCTCTGACAAAACATCACTCTTCAAATGAGTATGTAATGTTTTCTGGATAGAATTCTCCTCAATAACTGCACGGTAAAGCTTTAATTCTTCATCGTATACAGCATTGTGCTTTAAGAAACCTGCTTCTGCAGCCGTTATATATGGCACAGATTCAGATTCCTTATCTGCCATAGTATATTCTAATCCAGCATTTGCCAAAGTTATGGCGACTCGAGTATGGTTAAAAGCATTGTAGCCTTTAGCAACAGACATTATATTGTCATCACCATAGGTCATCAATGCTACAACCTTATTGAATTTTGGTACCTTCCACCATTTTTCCTCTTTTGCAATTTCATAATAGCAATATCTCATATAAAGAGAATTTACTATTGAATTGATAACAACAGTCAAAGGATGTCCTGATGGGTTTGATCCAAAGAATTGAATTAAAGTACCGAAATGATCATAAGTTGGATTCGTGATCTCAGCTGCAATACCTCTCATTACAGTAAGATCTTCATCATCATAATTTCCAGACTTAATAGCAATTTCAATAAGAATTTTAAATGCAGCCAACATAAATCTTGGCGACATTGTGCCATCAAATGCTTTATAATCTCCAGCAATTATACGCTCTTTACCATGCTTAAAAACATGATTCATAAGAGCATTCCATTCAGGAGAATACACATTTACACCACAAGCACATTCAAATAATTCTTTCTCACTTTGCGTTAAAGCAGAAATAGTCAAAAAATATTTGCGCACTAACATGGTAAATGGCATATTTGAACCAGCAAAAACACGAACCTTCTTCTTCGTAATTTTAACAGGTTCATCTTTAAGTGAAGCCTTAAAGACAGTATTTACCCTTCTTCCCTCACTTAATTCCTTCTCAAGACGTCTCATTTCAGCAACAATTTCCTCGTCCACATCACGCGGACAAGAAATTCCTTCTACGAAACGTTGAGATTCCTCAACAAATTGCCTTTTAGTTCCTTTTAAAGGAAAACCAGCTGCAGTACTAAATTCCATAGAATTGATACCTTTTACACCATCATATCCAGCTAAAATGGCATCAACACTCAATTTTCCGATTTTCGCATAATGTTTATCATTAAGACCATTCATAATTTGATCTAAATAATCATCATATGCCTTGTTAAAGGAATCTAATTGGAATTTGTATGCTGTGTCAGTTTTTCCCTCAATATCAACTAATTTATGCCTATCATCTTTCATCTCACAAGGTTGACCATGTATTTTTGGTAAATCTAAATGCTTTGTTACAGCACTTGAGATCATACTTGTTACAACTGTAGATGAAGGCGTACTTCTTGGCTGATTGTGTTGACCAAAAACAATACATTTTGCTTCGGGTTTAAGCTGATGTACAACCGCCTTCTCGTGTGGTTCCAACAAAGGTCCCACATTAACTCCTAAAAGAGTAGTTTGAAAAGGAGTAGCACTATGAGAAATCATGACGCCTGCTCTCTTATTCAATTCAGTAATACCGGATTCCACTTGTTCCTTAGTAATGAACCCTGCGGCTCCGGCACTACCGCTACCAGCAAGATGAAAACCACCAATAAAGGGATGATTTTTCAAGTCATTGGCTATAACGGTAGCCATACATAAACCTGCAAAGGTTTGTCCTGGAAATGAATAAGCAACTGATTCAAAATGTCCACCTCCTGTTGAACGCGAACTTGTTCTATGAACCAACATTTTATCATATTTCTCAATAGTGCCATTATTATTATATATCATGAAAGCTTCAAAAGTTTTTCCTTGAGGTATATAACTAGGCAAATATTCTGTAATATCCTTTTGATCACCCAATTCTGGTAAATACCATAACGCAAAATCCGTATTTGGTATTTTGTAAACAGATTCAGGTTGAATATATACATGTTTGAATAAAGCACCTGGTTTACTCAAAGAAGCTTTCGAAACTTTCTTAGGCACAATGTGATTAGGAATCAACATAACATTTGATTTCATAGGGACACAATTACAAAAAGTGTAAGCGTCACCTACATCAATCCTAAGATTAAATTGTCTCCTTTTAAGACTATTAAACATCTTTTCAGGATCCATAGACTTCACATCATGTGAAAGGTCCAATTCAATCTTGAATGCTTTTTCCTTTTCACGCATACCTGAAATTCCCCACTTTGGATGTTCATCTTCCTTTATAGCTCCCTCCATAGGTAAAATCCTAATGGGAGCAGCAGCCTGTGCTGTGGGAAGAGTACGCAAATATTTAATAAATT